GAAGTTTCTTTATACTCTACCGCTGCAGTGGTACCGTCATCACCATCAGTATTATAAGTGCCTGCAACCGCTTTACCGCCAAGTTCGTTACTTACAATTACCGGAGTTCCAAATACAGAACCTACAACACCAGTAATCTTAGCAGCCAACTCAGTACCTACTTCTGATACATCAGTGAAGCCGTTAACATTATCACCTTCCATCAATGCATAGTAGCCTTCTGGGCTAACAATGTATGCCAAACGGCTAGGATCAATACCATATTTACCCATTTGTGAACGGGCAGAAAGTAGTTTCCCTGCATCAAGTACACTAGAAGCTGATGCTGTTGAAACTTCTGTTGCAAACGGAACTGAAGCACCAGAGGCGTGGGCCGCTAGACGGTTAGAACCATCAGTACCATCAATACCAGCAAGACCTGTAGTATTAGCATTACCAGTACCAAATAGGATCATGTTATCAACAGCTTTTGCATGAGCACGTGCTAGAGCACGCTGAATCATTGGTAGGATAGTAACGATAGTTTGCTCGTCAGTATCTGCATCAATGAAAGTACCTGAAAGGATACGGTTTGCAAATGCAGTAACAGTAGTCATGTCAGCTTGACCTGAAGTGCTGCCAATTTGTACACGATTGCCTGCAGTATCAAGGCTCTGAGAACCTGCACCAAAGGCTGCAGCGTTAGCATCACCAACTGTAGGAATTACAGTAGCGCCTGAATTAACTTGCAACTCTTCAAAAAGACCTGCAACTTTAGTATCTAAACGCATTAGTTCTTCAAACGCAGTTGAAGTAAGAACGTCTAGTTTACCGACATCAGCAGCACCAGTACCTGTATAAGATACAGCTTTTTGCATCAAACCTTTAGCGTGGTCAGTGTCATAGCCTTTACCAGTAATAGCACCCAAGATGCGAGCACCAAGGAAATCTTTACCGAAAGAAGATAGATCTGAACCACGATCAGAGAAAGATTTCTTGCTATTTTGCATAGCTTCGATCTCTACTTTTTTCTCTTCAAGTTCTTTTTGGAAAGTACCGATTACTTCCTGTAAGTTTGCGTCTTTTTCAGCTAGTTTAGCTTCAACGTCTGCCATAAGTTTTTCAACACCTGATTCTACACCAGAGTTGATAACTGTTTTAATTGATTGTGCTTCTAAAGCTTTCGCTTCTTCTGCTTCTTGAGCTGCTTTAGCGGTGGCTTCGTCAGCTGCTTTTTGCTCGGCTTGCTTCATAGCAATCTTAGCGGCAGTGTCTTCTGCTACTTTCTTTGCAAAAGCTTCCAAGTCGATGTTTTGATTATCCATCTTGATCTCCTGATCTGCGGATTTCTCCGCGCTTTTCGGTGTGTCACTAGCTACGCTAGAAGTATTAACTTCGTCTTTAGCCAGAGACTGACCGGCTAGATCTACACGATTTGTGAAAGTTTTTTTGAATTCTTCGTACTCTTTATCTGAGTCAAAAGACTTCGCGAGCGAAAAAGTAGCTGACTGATTGCATGGTACAGATACTACCGATACCTCAAACAACTCAGCGTCCTTAATCATTAGTCCGTCGGTTTCCTTTAAGTAATCAGCGTCCTTGACTCGAAAACCAACAGAAAAGGCTCCAAGAACACCGTCTTTAACTAATTGTGCAACATTAGCAGGCGCAGCCTTACTAATTTTACATTCCAGTTCCAAGCCATCAGGACCAGCTTTCAACCCCGTAGCTCTACCAATTGGCTTGTCATAATCGTGATTAAACAAGATAATTGGATTTTTTTCAAAATTTGATAACCCACCTTTAGTCCAGGCTTCTGCTGAAATGGAATCACCCGCGCGATCAAAGTCAGCTGTACTAGCCATTCCTCGTATCATTACAGATCCATCGTCTGCTTCATGAGACTTAAATGTGGATGTAAGATTAAATAACTTATTCATCTTTACTCTCCTTTGCTTTAGCAGGCTTAACCGTTTTAGGTTTAGCATATGCTTTAGGCTTTTTTACTGCCGGTTTAGGTTTTAGCAGTTTAATTTCATCTGCCATTGGACCTACCTCCAAATACTGTAACATATCTTTATATGTTCCAAATATACTTAATAATTTATATGTTGGATAAGGTTTTGAGTATTTATGTATACTTTTATATTCTTCCTCTGTAAGCCATTTATTATTTTTTATAAAAAACTTAGACAACCTATTTATAGAGTCTAGTTTTGTTTTATCCTTCCTCATCTACACTTGCTTCCTCTGGTCGACCGCCCTCTGACGGATTGGCTGCAGACCCTGCTATATTTGCAGGAACTCGTATATCTTCTGCTTCTTCTCTAGCTTCGTAGCCTAATGCTTCACGAGCTTCGTTTGGAGAAATAATACCACCATTTACTAGTGATGTGTAGAATGCTGCACTATCACGTAGCTCTGGTTGTAAAGCAGGAATGTTTGTAATATCTTCTTTACACTCGAAACCAAAGTATCGAGTAGTTGCAAAATTAATTTTTCTAACTATAGGTAATATAGTCTCCAAATAGTAAAGTCGTAAATTGGGACGAATATTTGCATTATTACCTGAATCCAATAAAATTGGAGGAATTCCAAGTGCTTTTAAAATGATCTTTTCATTTTCTGTAATCGCACTTTGAAAATCTAATTCTTTAAAGTTTACTTTTGTGAGGCTATCGACTTCTAGTCCTCCATCTAGTATGAGAGGACGCTTACCTCCAGTATCTGGCTTATAACGAGTCTGCCAAGATATCATCATACGTTCTTTAATTTTCTCTGACAACGTGTTCGGAGACTTAAGTACTAAACCCGGAACTGCACCATTCTTAAAGAAATTATCTTGAAAAGCTCTCATAGAAGCCATCAAGTTCATTGTACGCATGGCAGGTTTTAATCTAGGAACTCCTCTATAAATCGAATGAAAGGAGTTATCTTTAATATGTATAATCTCAGAAGGAGTAAAAGTAGTTTCGTTAAGAGTATACTTTTCTACATAAGTATCTTCGTCTGCATAAATCTGTACTTTATCTGCTGGTAAATGGTACATATGAGCACCATCAAAGTAAATAAAGATGTTTCCATCGAGTATAAAATCTGTAATCAAATTACGGCGAAAAGTATTTATGTCCTGAAAAGGGTTAGGTTCTTTATTTAAAAGAAGCTCAACTTTTGATCTCTTTATACCTTTTACAACACCTCGTTGAGCATTGGGTAGTACAAGAGTAGGAATCTCAGCAACATCATCTACGATCATATTCACACCACGATTTACAATCTCTAAATCTTCGTAGGCTCTTTCGTAGCTAATAGTATTTTCTCGGCTAGATTCTACATTCCCACCATCAAGATATTGAGCAGGATTCAACTTCTCTTCGACATCAACAGGTTTTTTACTAAAAGGATTATACCAAGCCATGTTTTTCTCTTTGAATCTTTACCCAACGCATCTGCTTTGTAGCTGTAGTCAGTGCTGGATCTTTACCGTAAATTGAATGAAGTTTCAAATGATGAGTATGACACAAAGTAGCTGTGTGATCATAGAGCTCAGCATGATGCTCTTCTATAAAATCATCCCGAAGTGCTTGAATGTACTCGGGATTGTGATTGTTATCTTTTATCCATTTGTTTAACAATGGTGTGAGACTGTAAAAGTGGTGAAAGTCTAACTGCTCTGTTGCACCGCAAATCTCGCAAGAGGAACCCTTCTCGTACTTGGATTTTGCCTTATCTCGTACATACTTTACAATATCACGTTTTAACTTAGGCATTTTCCTCTGGTTCCTTTATTTTTCATTTAAAGAATTATATCTAGTTTAAGCTAACTTGTCAATAGTTATTTTTGAGCTGGTATCATTAGAAGGATACATTTGAGATTTGAAATGAGTATAATCCGTATCGCAACGCATCTGCCATGTGAGATGCCATATTGTGTTTCGGTTTTTCCTTCATTAGATTAGGATTCGGGTCCCACTGATACGCATCAAGGCAGCTCAAAGACTGTTTTGCTTCTTGATCAACAAAGAGTATGTCGTTCTCAATAATTCCCGATACATGTCCAATTCCGTCAAGTACGGACTTCTTAGCGTTGATGGTGGAAATATCGTAGTTCTGCGCGAAATCAAAGCGTGTTTGTTGAGCGGCTGAATCAATATAAATGTAATCAATATCCCAGCGATCAATGAGTTTCTGGATTTCGGCAGCGTGCTGTTCAGTAGTTCTTTCAGCATCGAAGTATTCGTCCACCAAATAGTATTGTTCTGAATCCCAATCATACGCAATAACGCACATTGCTGTCGGGTCTTTGTAACCGACATCCAACCCCGCAAAGACATCCATTCTACTAGTATCGAGCTGAGAGAAGTCTTTGACTTGCGTTTCAAAGTTGAATTTCCAGATCTGTCCTTCATAAGTATTAAAATCGGCCTCGTACTCTTGTTTAAATTCTGCTTCTGACATTGACTTTCGTGCTTCATCAATATCACTCTGACTCATTCTCGGGTTATCTTTATAAGTTGCACGGATACTACACCATTCTGGGAACTCGTCGGAGAATCCTCTATAGAAAAACTCAGAAAACCAGTTATTACGGCCACGGGGAGTAGATATAAATATGGCTTTAGAATTGTCTTTATCAAGTGTAGGCCGTAGTGCAACATTAAAAGCATCCTTTCCATCGGCTAGTGCCGCTTCGTCAAATATAATTAAATCGTAAGATCGACCTACGCAAGAGTCAACTTGGTTTACAGAACCCATTCTTACTGCAGATCCATTCGATATTTCAATAACTTTGTCTTTGGCATTATCTTTTGTAACTTCTAGATCAAAGTGTTTAATCAAGTTTCTTTGCAAATCAAAAGAGATCTGAGACAAGGAATAGTTGGGAGACATGATTAAAATATTGGAGCCGGGCACTAAAGACACGAGCTGTCCTATAATGTTGGCTATGTACGTTTTGCCTTGCCGACGGGAGACGGCAGCAGAGACAAAACGATATTTAGGGTTGTTAATCGCATTAATAATTGCTATCTGCGAAGGCAACGGTGTGATGTTCAGCAAATCCAAATAAGGATCGACTGGGAGTTTTAGAAACCTTGTCTCAGATCTATAATCAACTAATTCTTCTGAAATTACATCTTTTCTGCTTACTTCTACTGCCATATTAATCTTCTTTTAGTAAGGTCCAAATTCCATAACCTAATCCTACCCACGCTAGAAGTTTTGCTAAACCTCCCAGTAGAATTACTGAACCGCAAATTCCAATAAGTACAATACCATCCCAGGATGTACGTTGTTTTAGTAGCTTACTTAGATACTTCAAGTTGTGTACCTCTCTTTTTATGTCCGTTCCATGCTACAAAACCTGCTAAACGGAGAGCCCAATATGCTAAGTAGTTAAGTGCATAAAATCCGTTCACTTCGATACAGATGTCTCGAAAAAGACCATCCATGTGTTTTTGGTCATGGTAGCCAATATTACTACCATCTTTCTTCATAAGAGTAGCATACTTATAACCATAGTCGTGTACCAAGCCACCCATTAGCAGAACTCCCACAGGCGACAGGAAGGTCGCAAGAAACTTGGGAACTGATGCGCCATCAAACTGAAAGCCTGCAGGAATTTTATACGCTTGTCCATCAATCCAGTAGTGGAAGTCTTCTGTGATTACCCACTGACGTGTGCCAGTGATCCACATTAAAATAGCTCCCCAGAAACCTTTACTTGCTGTTTTAATCGGAAGCGGTTGCATTTTAGGCATAGTAGTATACTCAAAATTGATACGCTTTAGATCTGGTTTATCTAGTTTATTAATTATGTAGCTAACTGCAATTACTGCGATTACTACTGTCCACTGCCAAAAGGTTGCTGCTAAATCAATTATAAATTCCATTATTTTCTCCTAAAACTTTATTTTTCTTGGGCCGGGATAGTTTACTAAGTAATCTATATCTGGTACATAATTCTCTGGCCATGTTATATCTGCGTTTGTAATTGCATCAGGTGCTTCTGCATCTGTACATACTGTTAGTTCTGGTATCTTATCAGTATACATTTTACCTTGATTTTCTAAATCATCGTATGCATCTACTAAGGTTGAGAGCCAGTCTTTCCAGCCCTTGTCTCGACCCCCTATATCCTTTTCTTTTTCTACGACTCCATCTATTCTCATATCATATACATAAGTGGGGTATCTATCAAATAATCGTTTCATTAATAGATTATCCTGCATATGCTCATGCTTGTATTCAAAATAAAGTATAGTATCCTCTCCCACAACGTGCTCTGCATCAAATCTAAATCCGTTGGCTGCTTTTTTAGAAAACATAACAATTCTACAGTGCGTTTCCCAATTATTAATATAATTGTAGCAGTGATTTACCCAAGAAGTATGTACTGCGTTTAATTCTGAAGAAAACCCTCCGTCTTGAGGATTTGTTACAACCAACTCTCCTGATTTTCCTTTATCCCACCACTCAAAGGGTTGAAAAAAGCATCTAAAACCTGCTGCACTTATATCTGTGGGATTACTTCTATTTTTAGATCCTACAAACGGATTATAAACAATGTTAGCATCTGCTGAAAAATTTAATTGATTATATCCAGTTTCTGCTACCATGCCATATTGATACTCTAAACATAATACGTCTGGTGGAGTCTGCATCTGTGCTATCTCTTTATATGTCCAGACCCCGTGTCGTGTTAAAAAGTCATCTCCATCCACTAATACTGCTAAGTCGTTGCTAGACGATTCAAAAATATCTAGAAAAGTATTCTTTCCTGTTGCTGCTGTTCCATCACTAGCAGTAATAGAGTATTCTATGTTTTCTGAATCGCAATAATTTTGAGCATCTTGCTCAAACTGCATATCTTGTGTATTAATTACTACATAGGCATCCTCTTTGGGAATATAAGAAAAATGCCTTTTTAAAGCATTCATATTCCTAGTACATAGTATGTAAAACTTTAAACTGCTCATATTAGTCTACCGGTAAAACAGGCCATACAACACTTTCTGGAAAGCTCTCCTGACTTGTAATATCTCTAAGAGATTGTCTATAATTTGTCATAGCTGTTGATATGGGTCTATCAGATAGGGCAAAAACATCAGTGTTACGTAATAGTGCGTCTCTTTTATATCTTATTAGAAAACCTTTTTCAGTGTCATTTAAATCTACTACACTATACCCATAGGTAGTGGTCGTATCTGTCTCCGTAATAAGAGGTTCTAGTTTTTGAGTAGAGTCATTGTAAGAAGGTTGAGACTCAAAAGTTGAGCTTTTTATACTTCCAGAAGTTTGCGGTAAAGTTACGTCTGTAACCTCTCCTTGCTCCCAAATGTGTAAAATCTCATAAGAATGTTCTTTAACTAGCTCTTGAAATTCTTCTACGCTTGGAGTATCTGACGAAAAGGTTGCGTAAGCACTATAGTCGTTTTTTCCTTCTTTAGAGTAAGTTATTTTTACTTCTCTACCTCTTATTATGTCTATCGTATAATTTATCATGTTATATCCTTTAAGTAAATCTTACTGCTGCTCGTTTTGTGCTTCCAGAAAACGCTGAATAAAGTCTAAAAAATACCCCATACTCAGAGCTGGTGGTTGACTTATCAGCGCTATCCCATGTCCATTGCATAGGACTGGAAGGAGTACTGAGCCCGTGATATTTCACTTCTGAAAAATAAGTTGCATCTGTTCTGTTTAAGGCGGCGGCCCCGTTTGATCCAGTGCCTCCAAAACTATTTCCCGTATACCCAGCACTCCTTAATTCCATAGTAGTAAAACCTGCATTTGAATTATAGTTAGCATTAACATTGCTGGTTACGGATAATGTTACTCTGTAAAAACTAGAGTATTCTATGGCATGAAGTCCAGTCATAGTATAATTAGTTATAATGCGTTGCGATCTTTGGGGGCCTCCATAGTTTGGTTCAGTATAATAGTTTCCATTTTCGGGGAGGTAGAAGTTTTGTGCGCTCCCTATACCAAATCCATAACCTACAGAATCTCCTGAAAGACCAGGTACGGCAGTATCTGTTCTTTTGCGTACACTTATAGAGCTTGTTCTTATCGAGGTTCCATACATTTCATCAAACCCAAACTCTGTAGTTGCACCGTTTGCGTGAGTATTATACCTAGTAAAATTTTTAAATCGGTCTAGTCCTTGAATAGTCGATGTACTTGCCCCGAAACCGTTGGCAGGTATAATATTAACTTGATGAGGAAGAAATTCATCCCATATATTTTTAACACTTATAGACCCTGTAGTTTGTAGAGGCATTATTTTTTACCTGCTAATGCTTCTTTGCCGTAAAATGCGGCTACGATTGCTGCTACAGAAACAAAATAGGTCGGAGCCATATCTCCAAGTACTTTTGATGCGTTGTCCAGACCTATTAGCTCTGCAACCACTACTGCGAAGGGGTATAATAGCATACCGCCTAAAGCAAACCATGCCATATTCCGTTGAGCATCTCGCATTGCGTCAGCGTCTTCCATTTCTTTACGCTTGAACTCTAAATGAAGTTCTAGCTCTTCTTGGGAAATATGACCATCGCCGTTTAGATCAGCGCCCTCTAAGCCTTCTACAGTTTTAGTTTCATTGCTCATATTATTCCTCACTAGAGCCATATAGCTCCTTTACCTGGGCTGCATCATATATCATAATAGGAATGATACAATCCTTGATATTCTCTTTAAAAACTCTAGTAATAAGAAGATATAAAACAGTGGCTGTGTGCTGTCCGTCACATACAACGTAGTGGCCTGGTCGTTCTATACACTCATATACCATAAGAGGTTTTAAACTTACTGATTCAAACTTTTCTAAAAGTCTTAATATCCATATAAAACTTAATCTACGTTGATGAGTTACATTGACTAAAATTTTATCTAAAGTAGTTTCTAAAGCATTACACAATTTAAGATCGCTGAAGTTATCCCACTTTGGGTTTGACCAAGAAGTTTTTAAACGCTTCTCTAATAAAGTATGATTATTAAATTCGTATTCATTTGGACTATCTAACTCTTCTTTTAGTCTTTCTTCAATAGTCCAAAATACTTTTTCTACCATTTAACCTTATCTGCCCAATATGCTGCTGACATCTTGCCTTTAGCAATATTTTTTGCGTGTCTTGCTTTGAAAGATGCGCGTTTCTTTTTCATTCGTTCAGACTCTCCAGCCTTCGGCTTCCCTGCCGTTTTAGCTCCCTGCTGGCCGAAGCGAATAGTCTTAATCTTATTGCCCACTTTTGCCACAACTATGTGTGACTTCTTCGCATGGCCTGGAGTACGTTTAGGTTTGTTATAACCTTTAACTTTTGCTCTTGCCAAGCGAGAGTCTTTCTTCTTACCTTTTCTTTTTCTTGCG